CCAATGTCGAGGCGAAACGTGCCGGGCGCTTCACCGGTTTTCCACCACTCCAGCACGCGGATCAGAAAGCCGAACGGCTCCACCACGCGGCGCACGGCGCTGATGGTGCCTTTATGCTGATGGATGTAAAACGCATCCATCACCACGCGGCGTTTAACGGTTTCTGTCCAGGCCTCGTCCCAGCGGTCAACCGAAAATGACCAGGCAAGGTAGGGCAGAAACCACACCGGACAGGCGGCAGGGTTCCACAGGTCGCGCAGCGGGACGTCCAGCCCGCTGATGCCGCTGCACGCCTCTGCAAGCCTGCGCTCAAGCGCCGAGGACGCGGGCGGTAAAAGGCTCTGGCTCATCCTTTACCCCCGTTATCGCTGGCAACGGTAACGGCTACCGCCGTGCAGTTGCCTGCCTGCGTGCGGTTCAGAATGATGTCCTGCGCCGGTTCGGTGATTTCCACCCAGTCCACGCCCGCCACGCGCAGCACCGCCCCGTAAGACTCGCGGCGCACGCTGCGGCCCAGCTTTTTCTGGTCAGTCAGGTAGGTATCCATAGCGGCCTGCGCTGCCTCCAGGCACGGGCCTGCGGCCACGCCGTCAAACAGGTGCAGCGTGGCTTTCACCTGATAGTCAAATATCGCTGCCGCCTGCACCGTTACGCGGTCTGCCACCGGGCGCACTTCCTCGGCATTTAACGCGACATTCACTGCATTCAGTAAATCCGCCGTTGCCGCCCCGCTGTTGTCCCGGCTCAGCACGGTAATCAGTACCTCCGCCGGTGCCGGACTCGTTGCCGACACGTCAGACACGCGCCCGTCGGCACTCTTGGCGTAAAACTCATACGCCGCCGTCGGCCCCGCCACGCTCAGCCCCTCAAAGGCCCCCGGCACGCGCAGGCGTAAATCGTCGTCAGACTCCATCACTGCTGCCACGGGCGGCACGGCGTCGGGGTTAGCCGGGGTGATGGTCAGGCGTTTAACGTTGTTGTTAGCCGCCAGCTGATCCAGATCGGTGCCGAGCGCATAGGCCACCATAACCGCCTGCGCGGCCTCATTGATGCGATGGCGTAGCAGGATTTCGCGGTAGACGTTCTCCTGCAGGCATTTGACCAGCGGATCGGATTCCAGCGCCAGCACGCTGCGCATGGCGGCCTGCTGCTCTGACGGATACAGCGCAATCAGGTTTTCTTTACGTTCGGCCAGCAGCGTTTCAAAGTTCGGCACCTCAATGACTTCCGGCGCGGGAAGCTGCGATAAATCAATCACTGCCACGATTCACCCCTGTTGGTATGGTCATTGCCAGCGGCGAGCCGTCGGCACGCTGTGCGTTTATCTCAACGACCATCGAACCGTCATAAGCCGTTGTGTAATTCACTGAAATCAGCCGGATGCGCGGTTCCCAGCGGCTCAGTGCGGTATAGGTTGCCGCCATAACCTGCATACGGGTGACGCCGTTCTGCGGCTGATCGATGAGCGCGGAAAGCATGGAGCCGTATTCACGACGCGCCAGGCGGCTGCCCTCCGGGGTCATCAGAATGTCGCTGACGCTCTGGCGAATATGATCGATATCGGTCAGCGCTTTGCCGGTGTCGCGGTTCATGCCGAGATACATCACGCCGGGCCTCCTGATGTGTCATTGCCGGACTTAACGCCGCCGTGTTTATGGGTATGCACCACGACGCCGTTAGAGCTCATATCACCGCCGCGCTGTGTGACTGCGCCGTTAATGGCCGTTTCACTGTTGAGGGTTGTTTTACTGGCCTCAACGCCGAATGCCTCAGTCAGCAGCTGAATGCCGTCCGCCGCTTCGATGCGCACGCTTTTGATGTTCTTTATCAGCAGCTGGCCGGTTGCCGGTTCGTACTGAAAAAAACCGCCGTCGCTGTACTGCGTGGCGCTGCCATTCTCTGAAGTCGCAGGCGGCGGGAATGCATCGGAATAAATCGCGGGCAGCGCAAAGGCGGTTTCGAGGTTGCTGCCCATGCTCAGCAAAATGACCTGCTCGCCCACGGTAGGCTGCCACCACGTTCGCGTGTTACCGGCGCGCAGGGTGAGCCAGTTAATCCAGTTGGTTTCGAGGTCACCCGTTTTCACCCGGCACAGCCAGTTAACCGGATCGACGTCGGACACGGTGCCGGTGCGGATCAGGTTGGTGATGAGGCGCATGATTTCAGTGAGTTGTGCATTCATATGCACATAATTGACTGGAAGACCTATCACATCCACAATTACAGATTGTTTCATAAATCATACAACCCTTAGGAACTGGAATGCGATCAGACGACTTCAAAAAGCTAGATAAAATAGCCTCTTCATATTTTATTAAAGCTGATACTTTATTTAGAACAATAAACTTTACCAACATCGCACTCTCTCTCTCCCAGCCAGAAACTAACCCCGAATTATTCAAGGCGCATGAAGCGTTGAAAGAAATCGTAAAAAAAAACTCCCCCATTATTTCTGAACATGGAATAAATTACGATCTTGTCATGAAACACGTACCATCTCTTTGTTTCAGTTCTCTTGTATCTGCCTTTGAGGATTTTATAGTTGAAGTTGCTGATCTTATTTTAAGGAAAGAGCCAGAAAGACTTTACAATGTAAAGTGCGAGTATGGATTGTTTACATCAATGAACGATGAAGAAACAATCAACTATCTGATATCCGAGAAAACTGCAACTCTTACCTTTGGCTCCGCTCGTGAATACACGAATAAACTTTGTAAGCTTATTGATATCAATAAGAGAACCATCGAACATTTAATAAAACCTTACATAGAAATAAAGGCCAGGCGTGACGTTGGTGTCCATAACAACTGGGTGAAAGACGCAAGATATAGTAAAAAGATAAGTGAATTAAACATCCCCGATGTTAGCGAGATTTTCCTCAAGCCTGATTTAGACTATTTTCGGCACACATACGACACATGTGGTGCAATGGTTAAAATAATCGCTAACAACATCACCTCAAACTTATTAAATGAAGGTGAAATGTTCAAATAATAATTACTTTAATTAGTCAGCCATGCAATCAACAAATCATTAATATTTTTTTCATCTTTAGAGTTGAAACCAATTAGCGGGCGCTCTGCGTATTTCACCTTAATGCCTCGCCTGCTCACGCGGTCACGCAGCCCGTAATGGTGAACGCGGGCCAGACGCTGCACAGCAGGCACGAAAGCAACATCTGCACTGTCGCCGGTTGCTTTTGCTTTCAGGTACTTTGCGGTTTTCAGCTTCACAAACATTTTGCGCTTTATTCGCCCCGGGTTTGTTCTGGCGGATACGCGGCGCGGCTCCCATACGCTGCCGTCGGGCGCACGCTGTGCCGTCATGTTGGTCTGCTGAATCCGCCGCACGTCGCGTGCCACCTCGCGCAGCATCTTTTTGCGCTCTGCCGGTTCCAGCTTTGCCAGCAACGCATCCAGCCAGGCGTCAACCTCGTGCAGATTATCCACGTTTCACCGTCCAGGCTTCCTCTGGCTCGTCCGGCTCCGGCACGGCTCTGACCTCGGTCACGCCGCTGACTTCCTCGGCAATAACACGCTCTGTCAGCTTTAAATTAATGCTGATGTCACACGCACCGTTACCCAAAATGTCCACTTCAAACGTGCACAGCTGGTCTCGCTCACTGGGGTTCTGCAGTGCATCAGGCTGGTTGGTGCGCAGCCAGTACATTACCGCCGCCATCAGCAGATTTTGATCGCCGGTGAAGTCCGTAATGATGACGTTAAGCGTATAACGGTATTCCCACGACACGGACGCGGCACTGGTGGCAACCAGCGCACCGCTGTCAACAAACAGGTGCAGCCTGTCGGGGTTCTCCTGCAGGTAGGCAACAGCGCTATTCAGGGCTTCGCGCAAGGACTGCGGCTTGTTCATCGTCTTTATCCTGGCAGGTTACTATGGTATCCACCTTGCCGGCGCAGGCCGCCCAGGCGGTTTCTGTCTCATCCAGCAGGGCCAGCAAATCACCGTTAGTGCGCGCCGCTGACGGCCCCAGCTGGCACCGGGTTATTTTGGGACAGCCACTGACGGTAAGATTCACCTCCGGTGATGGCCGGTCGCTGGCGCAGCCGGATAACAGCATCAGGCAGAGGGTCATCACTCCAGCGGCGAAGGGCGTCATTTTCACGTTTCAGATCCTCAATCTGGCGCTGCCGCTGGCGCAGCAGTGCGTTGTTTTTCTCAGCCGCCGCATACAGCTGCGTCTGTGCAAGGTTAC